GCCGGTTTCGGCATCAATCAAAAACTCGTCCTGCGACACTGGCCGCTTAGTCGCCGGCCCGCCGAAATCGACGACATTAACCTCCGCTGACCACACTTGGGCGAAAGTAACAGCCAAGGTCGATCGGCCGTCAAAATAGAAGTTAGCGGGGGGGATGTTGTATCCTTCGCAATAGGTTTTGCAGAATTTGGCGATCTGCTTTTCCACGCGCTCACCTCCAGCTTGTACAGCGACCGGGACGGGCACCTGAGCTTTCACCTCGATCACGTCACGCCCCTCTATATCCGCTCCGAAACGAATGTGAGTGAGAATACAGCGATCGCCGCCTTCGCCGCCGTAAGCTGCGTCCAGAGAGACGATATCGGTTAAGTCCGATCCCTCCCAAACAACAGGATCGTGCGCGCCGCTCTGTTCGGGAAGTGAATGCGGGATCACTCGGAATTTTTCCGTGCCGGGGAGCGGCTTGCCTACGCATTGCTGCCAGTAGAGCGGATGATCTGGCCCATGAAGCTTGAGAACTGCCTCATGCTTTTTCCAGTGAATGAGGTAAGGGTAACGAGGCGGAAGGGTTTTCGGCCGGTCCATGTTCGGCGAGTCGCGCCCGTCCAGGGCGATCACCCAGGCATTGTAAAAGGTGCTCAGCCACTCCTGAGTTTTGCCTGTATCCTTCCACGCATCCCAGCCGCCGATCGGTTTGGCGGCAGTGCACAGCGGATCGTCAAGGTCCGTGGGGTTGCCGTCGAGGATTGCCTCGAACGCTTTTCCGTACCAGTTGGCGTAAGCATTGAGAAAGGTTGGGTGCATGAAGGAGCAATTATGCACCAATAGCCCGCTTACGCTGTAGCTCGGATGTCCGTCAACTTGGAGATTATAAACTCGATATCCGCAATTACCTGAGTCCGGGTTTGGAAATTCAAGATTTGGGCATTGGTGAATCTCAATACTGTCCACCCAAGCCCCTTTAAGAATTTGTCTTTCTTCGCATCCTTGGATTTTCGATCTACGAGGTTGTGAGATTTCCCATCGGCCTCGATTGCCAGTTTGATGCTCGGAATAGCCAGATCCACTTTGTAAATCGGGGGGAATCCACTCCCGTTCCATTTTCCGGTTTTGATCCCATACCCCCATATCCCACTCGGAACTATTTGCAAAAGCTGCCTCTCCGCTTTCGTTGGTCCGTTTCCGTTCCCTCCGCGAATCGGGGGGCGCAATCCCAATTCCTTCGAGCGCATCGATTGTCTCTTTCTCCGAGCCAAGGAATGTTTCCTGCCTTTCTGCTTGGCGCTTACGATCTCCCTCCATTCGGGATGCTCCCGCAGGAATTTCAATCGCCCAATTCGTAGGCTCTTGGCTCGCCTCTCGGACCACTCCGGATCTGAATGCAGCCACTTCGCTTGACAAGACCGATTGCAAAAACGGGTGCCCTTTGTTTTTTCCCTGCAAAATTCGCATTGCTTCATTAGCGTTGAGTATGAAGCTCTTCACGTTAAGCTCACAAGCCTTTTTCCATCCGGCGGGCGTTAATAATGGATGATTGGGGGTGCACTGAATCTGTGCCCCGTTGGAGCACTTAATTATTACAATCTCTTTAGCAATGCGGTGCATGGTGGCTGACACCTTGGACACCCCCAGCGCAGATATTACAAAATCTCCTGCTTTTATATTCTCGATCGGTCGTAGTCCGTTTGGTGTGTCGATAAGTGTGCCCCCGACAAAACATTCATCGCCGAAATGGCCCAGCCGGCCGCCTTTGGGCGGTTTCACTCCGGCGTATGCGCCCATGCCCACCCATTGGCCGCCCTTTTTGCAGGGGACAAAGATAATGCCCTTGGTGAGCAGCCGGCCCGTTATCCCGCCCTCGGAGATGACGTCCGGAGTTATGCACGTCTTAGACTCGAGGACTACTCCCGGCAGCCAGGGGTAACGCTCGCGGGCGCGGTTGAAGAGCCCTTTAATCGCTCCCCAGTTCCGGAGCTCCGCGCCGCGCAACTCAGTACTCGAGATGATCCAGAGGGTGTTAAAGGGGAGCACCCACCAATTGCAAAGCACGTACTTGGAACTGAAATAAGTTTTATTGGAATCGCCGCTGCCCATCAAGATCAGGACCTCGTGCTCTGTTTTTCTTTTGAGGCAGCTGTCACTCCAGCGATGATGATCATCCTCCGGCCAAAGCAAAGTCATCATGCACCGATAATGATGGAAGAGCCCCTCGCCATAGCTCTTGCCACCGCGCTCAATCTTTCCCCCTGCGCGGATCATGTCGATCTCTACGTTGAGCGGCGTGTAATTGTCAGGCCAGTTCAGACCGTACTTAATCATGTTGAATTATGCATTGACGGCGCAGTGACCTTATTTTAGTATCCGCGGCATGGCAACTCGCAACCAGAAACTTAAAAGCGGCTTCTACTTCCCTCGCCTGCCAATCGAGTTGGCCAACCGGTTAGACGAAGAAGCCAAACGCAGTAAAAGAAGCCTCCCGGCTGAGATAGTCCTCCGGCTGGAGGCGTCACTCAAACCCAATGAAAATCACCGTAATCCACCACAGCGCAGACGTTGACGGCATTTTTTGCCGCGAGATCGCCCGTCATTTCCTGCTCATCGATCGCATGGATCGCGGCTCGCCTCCGCCAGAGGTTGAGTTTATCGGCTGGGATTTCACTGATGAGCCGATCACGCTTTCTCAGATCATTGACTCAGATCAGGTCTACGTAATGGATCTCCCACTGGATCGGACGTTTGGCTTTGAAGCGGACGAATTAGACGGCTTTAGTTGGAACAAGTTTGTCTGGATCGATCACCATGCCACCTCGATCGCTTCGCATCCTCAGAGCCTCGTAGGCTACCGGGTTGACGGGGTAGCAGCCTGCCGCTTGGCGTGGCAATGGTTCTATTACCAGAGCCTTGGGTATGAGGGCGACCTGCCAAGCAAGAAGGATTTTGTCGATCGCCTCGTTAAGGAGCCTATGGCTGTGCAACTGGCCGGCGAGTACGACATTTGGGACAAGCGCAACCCTGCAACCGAAACCTTCCAATACGCGCTCAAGTGCGGAGAGATTGGGATTGGAACGTATCACGCGCTTTTCGGCGGCGATGGTAAGTTGCTCAAATCGATGCTGTTCGGGGGGAGTATTGCGCAGCGTTACGCCATGGAGACAAACGCGGAGATTTGCAAGGCGCGGAGCTTTCTCATGAAATGGGAAGGGCTCAATTTCCTGTGCATAAACTCTGCGCGGTTCAACTCTCTCTTTTTTGAGTCCCGGGATATTGAAGCCACAGGGCATGACGCGCTCATGGGGTTTTGCTGGACGGGCAAGCAATGGATAGTGAGCCTGTACCACGCGAAGCACAAAACGGATTTGGACCTGAGCCAGATCGCCGGGAGGCACGGAGGGGGCGGGCACCGGGGCGCGTGCGGTTTCACATGCAAAACCCTTCCTTTCACGCTATGAGCAAAAGCAAATTCCCCCGCGAGAAAGCCCTCGAAGTGGCACGCGAGATCCATAGCGCGCTGCAGCCGCACGCTGTCAGGATCAAGGTTGCTGGCTCACTCCGCCGCGGAATGAGGTTCGTATCGGACATTGAGTTTGTGGTGATCCCAAAAGTTGAGATGCTCGACAGCGATCTTTTCGGGGATGTAAAAACCCCCAGGGATGAGACAGCGCTTGAGATCGAGCGGCTGATTGGCTGGGGCGCACTCGCAAAGCGACGTAATTCGATCGGGAGCGAAACATGGGGGCAGAAAAATAAGCTGGCTCTGCACGTCGCATCAGGGATCCCTGTCGATTTCTTTTTCACTACCGAACGAAATTGGTTCATGACCCTCTTTGTCCGAACCGGCCCAAAGGCGCTCAACATCAAAGTTGCCACCCTGGCCAAAAAGAAAGGCTGGCACCTCGAGGCTTATGGGTGCGGGTTTTACAACCCCAGCTTGCGCACGACGTTCCCAGTGGACAGCGAGGAGGCGATCTTTAGATTCGTAGGTCTGCCGTTTATCCCTCCGGACCGGCGCCGATAATTTCCTTGCAGTCACTTCAACCAATAACCTCAAAACAGAAAGGCAGTTAAATGGCAGCACGTCCACAGTCTCAGGATCTCAGCCTTGGCAACGCGCCCGGGGTGAGCCTGCCCAAAATAAAAGCGCTCGAAACCTTGGGCTATAAGTTCATCGATATCCGAGATCAGAAGAGCGAGCTCGCAGAGGAGTTGGGAGCCATCGAAACGAAAATGCTAGATCTCATGGCTGAAAAAGGGATCGAGCGCTACCGTTTCGGGGATCAAGGGCTCATCCTCAAGAAAGGTAAGAATCATGCCAAAGTCCGGACAATCAAAGTCGAACCCGGCGAAGAGCAGGAAAATGAAAACGTTAGCAGCGATTAGCCTCATTTTCCTTTTTGGTTGCGCACGGCCGGCGATTCAAAAGCCGGCTGTGCCGCTCCCGCCAAAAGTGAAATACAAACCTCGCGCCGCCCTGGCGGAGGAGGCAAAGACTCTAAGTCTGCTCCTCGAATGGACCAACGCGGGGCCTGTGCACGTTTTCAATTCACCCAACCTCTTTACATGGTCAGAGGTCACAAACACCACCTTGCGCGTTTACATCGTGCGCGAGCCAGCGCCGGCTTTTTACCGCGTTTGGGAGGAGCCGCGCGTAACCCTTGCTTGGGATCGCAGTTCCAGCCCTAGCGTTGTTGGGTATAAGCTCCATTGGGGATCTGCCTCAAGGAATTACACCAACGTGATCGACTGTGGCACCGCTACGATTTGGGAATTGCGCGGGCTACAAACCAACACGCCTTACTTCTTCGCCGCGACTGCCTATAACCTCGCTTTCGAGGAGAGTGATTACTCAAACGAGGCGACCTGCGTTACGCCCGGGTATCATGTGATACCGGCCAGGATCCGAAAGCCATGATCAAAATTCTTCACGATCCTTTCGGCGGTTCTGGCACAACTGGACAGGTCGCAATTGAGCTTGGCCGCAAAGCGATCCTGATCGAGCTCAATCCTGATTACTGCGCACTCATCAAGGATCGAACAAACGTAACCGCAGGGCTCGCGCCATGAGTCTCACTCTTGCACGTTGGAAATCTGGCCCACCGATCTGCGAGGTGGCGAACCTCCCGGCTTTCCTCAGCAAGAAAGCGCTGAACAAGTTTTTGGGCTCGCTCTGTACCCCCGCCATCATCTCATG